TTGTATATGGAACATATGAAGAGATTGAAGAGTGGTGTGAAAAGAATGATATGTGGGTTGACAAATATCTAGACCATGTAAATCCTTCTACAATTTATAATACTGCTGAATGGGTAGGAACTGGACTTCATAATCCATTTGCAGTATCAGTTCCTTTTGATTATAGAACTGCTAGAACAAAAGGTAATTTTAATACTCGTGGAATAGACCAAGATAAATGGTAAATAATAATGTTCATAATATTTGGTCTGTATCTATATTTACAGATACAATACAATCAGATTATAATTGGTTGCAAAATGCAAAATCTTTAGAATATAAAAGAATGTTTGGTAATAATGGTGCAGTTACTATTGATAAAAATGTGTTAGAGTTGCCAGAGTTTAGCAATTTAAAAAATAAAATATTATCAAGTTTTGAAAAATATGTTTATGATTTTTTAAGTATAAAAAAAGATGTAAAATTTAAATTTTTAAATTCTTGGATTGTAAAACATAAAAAAGATGATATTGCTCAATCTCATATGCATGCCAATAGTGTTTTTAGTGGTTGTTACTATTTGCTACATAAGCCTGGAAATGGTGATATAGTTTTTCAAAAAGAAAATTCTATACATAATATCACTTACCCTAATATATTATTTAACTATGAGAAATTAAATGCTGTTAATTGTGAAAGTTATCCCATGAAATGCCATCAAGATTTACTTATATTTTTTCCTTCTCATATTAAACATAGTGTAGAAAAAAATGAAATAGAGATTGATAGATATTGTTTGGCATTTAATTTATTTCCAGTATTAAAAAGTGATGTCTAATGAAAAGTAATATTTTAAAAATAGCAATCACTGGACATACAGAAGGTATCGGAAAAGAAATTTATGATTACTTTGAATTGTTTGGTCATAATGTTAAAGGATTTGCAAGAGCAAATGGATATGACCTATCAGTAGATTATCAAAAAGTAATAAATGAAATAATAGAATGGGATGCAGATATTGTATATAACAATGCATGGTCTTATGGTAATCAAGCACAATTACATATTTTAAAAACTTTACATGAACATTGGAAAGATGAAAGGAAATCTATAATTTCTACTGGTTCTGCATCTGGATATGCAAAAGATAAAGTAGGAAATGATGTCTATGCAAATGATAAAGAAGCATTATCAGAATATGCAAAAAAATCTGCTATGTTGTGGCCTCATAAAAACAAATGTAAAGTTCAAAATGTAAGTTTTGGTTATGTGCAAACAAAATTTCTTAAAGGAGTTCATAATTTTGAAAACTATATTCCAGTTGAAGCTGCAGCTAAAATCTTGATAGATTTATATCATGATAGAAAAAGACCTTATGTAATTGCAGAACAATTGGTGACACATAAAATGACATCTAAGGAAGAACACGAAAATTTAAAGAAAATAGTAACTACTAATGTTACAGAATCGGTATTAAAAAGTTATGTCTGAATGGTTAGAAGCATTTCTGGTAATTGAAGCAATACTTATAAACTGCATTCTAGTTACATTTTATGGGTTAAGTGGTCTATTTAAAGAACATATGGATTACTTATTTGTTAAAAAGAAAAAGAACGATGTAAACAGTGGTGCCAAATTTGGTTGACAAATATCAGTTCTATAGTAAAATAGTATTATGAGTGAGAAAAAGAATATAAAATGTATTGATTACAAATACAACGAAGACAAGTATATTGCACAATTGGTTGAATATGTGAATAAAACCTATGACCAACATTATTCACAAAACCAATATCAAGCAACAGAATTTATAATTGATGGTGGTCATGGAGAAGGTTTCTGTATTGGAAACATTCTCAAATATGCACAAAGGTATGGTAAAAAACAAGGCCATAATCGTGCTGACCTTATGAAAGTTTTACACTATGCACTATTTGCTCTCCATGTGCATGATAAAGAAGTGGATAAGAGAGCTGCCTTATAGGAGTAATTATGAAAATAAGTGAAAGTACTTTAGAAGTTTTACAAAACTTTAGTAGTATCAATAATGGTATTACAGTGCAAACAGGAAGTGAAATTAAAACAATTTCACCAATGAAAAATATCTTTGGTAAAGCAACGATATCAGATAACTTTACAAGTGAGTTTTCTGTATATGATTTACCAGAGTTTCTTGCAACTATTTCGTTGTTAGGTAATGATGCAGAATTTGACTTCGGTGAAAATTCTGTAAACATTAGTGGTAATGGTGCAAGTGCAACATATAATTATGCAGATGCATCAATGATTATTGCACCACCAGAAAAAGATATTACTATGCCTAATCCAGAAGTGGTTTTTGATTTGGATACTAACTTGTTAACTAAGTTACAAAAAGCAAGTGCAGTATTATCTTTACCAGATTTAGTTCTGGAAAGTAATGGGACTGTAGTATCATTGTCTGTTAGAGATAAAAAGAATCCATCAACTAATGAATTTAGTGAAGTAATCATGGATGGTGATGGACAATCATATGTAATGAATTTTAAAATGGAAAACATTAAAATTGTAAAAGATGAATATACAGTTTATGTTTCTTCCAAAGGTCTTGCACATTTTGTTGCAAAGAATAAAGGACTTGAATATTTTATTGCACTAGAACCAGATTCAACATTCGGTTCGTGATAAATACTTTTGTAGGTGCTAGACATTGGTATCTGAGGGTGTTCAACTGTTCTCTCTCTTGGGGTTGGACTCGATTCATAATGGTGGGATTATGAATTATCTTTTTATAATGAGGTGTGTGAATGAATGAAGATTTCTTATGGGTTGAAAAGTATCGACCTAAAACAATAGAAGATTGTGTCCTACCAGCAGATATCAAGAAAACATTCTTCGATATCAAAGATGAAATACCAAATATGATTCTTACTGGAACTGCTGGAACTGGTAAAACTACAATTGCAAAAGCATTATGTGAAATGCACAATTGTGATTATATTCTAATCAATGGTTCGGAAGAAAGTGGTATTGATGTTCTGAGAACCAAAATCAAAAACTTTGCATCTACAGTTTCACTAAGTGGTGGAAACAAGGTAGTTATTCTAGATGAAGCAGACTATCTTAATCCACAATCAACTCAACCAGCTCTTCGTGGATTCATAGAAGAGTTTCATAAAAATTGTAGATTTATTTTTACATGTAATTATAAAAACAGATTGATTGCACCTTTGCATTCAAGATGCACTGTAATTGACTTTAAGATACCACCAAGTGAAAGACCAAGACTTGCATCTGTATTTCTTGCAAGGCTTATGTTGATTCTTGATGATGAAGGTGTTGAATATAACAACGAAGTTCTACAAGAATTAGTCATGAAATATTTTCCAGACTTTCGTAGAACCATTAATGAATTACAAAGATATGCAGTAAGTGGTAAGATAGATGTAGGAATACTATCTAATATTGCAGAAGAGAGTCTTCAAGAATTACTTGGACATGTCAAAACAAAAAGATTTACAGATATGAGAAAATGGGTTGCAACTAATATCGACAACGACCCAGTAAAATTATTTAGAAAGATTTACGATACACTTTATGATGTATTAGAACCACAAAGTATACCACAAGCTGTAATTATCATTGCAGATTATAGTTATAAGTCTGCATTCGTGGTTGACCAAGAAGTGAATATCGTTGCTTGTCTAACTGAATTAATGATGGAGTGTCGATGGAAATAATAACATTTATATTTCTTTGCATTTTGTTTTTTGCTATATACTCATGGGGTGAATATAATGGAATACGAAAAGGTGCAGATGAAATGTATTCACATTTATATAATAAAGGTGTTCGAAAAAACGAACATGTAATAGTTAAGTTAGAATATGAAGACAGAAGTAACACTCAAGAGTTCTGATTTTTTTATTCAAAAGAATTGTGGAATAGACTATGAGTTTATTACCAACTGGTGTATTGAAAATGAAAATCATCCATTTTTTGCACATGATGAAGATGGAATTGCAACACCAAATCAATTTAGTAATAATCTTCGTGCATATGTTCGTGCATCTAAAGAAGGTGCAGATTTATCTAAAGAAGAAGAAGCGCATCAATTTGATTTAGATACTAAAAATACAGAATTTTATAAAACTTATAATCCATTTACATTTGGATTAAGACCCTTTGCAGATATCTACTGGAATTTAAATCGAATGTTTTATCAAAATCCACAGGTAAGAGAAGCTGGAGAATCATATTATATACATGGATGGTTTAATGTTTATACAAAAAGAGAAAATGATAAAGGATACGACCATATACCTTTTCATAAACACATTGAAGTTTTGCATCCACATATTTATCATGGATTCTATTGTGCAAATGTAGAACCTTCTACAACAACTTATAGAATAGGGCCAGAACAACCAGAGAGTGAGTGGGTGGTGCATCAAGACTATGATGATATGTTGATATATTCTGCAAGTGGATTTGAACATGCATCGTCTCCATGGATGGAAGACAAACCTAGAGTAACAGTTGCATTTGATATTTTTCCAGAATCTATTTATTTTTCTGAACAAAAACATATAGATTTTCCATGGAGACTTGATGGAGAACTGTATCAAGCAATACCATTTCCAGATTTATGGATGAATGAAAGATGAGTTATTTTCAATACACATTAGATGATTTACATAAAAACTCTGCAAGAAAAGAGTTTGATTATATTACTTTTTTTGCAGGCGGTGGTGGTTCATCGTGTGCATATAAACTTGCTGGTGGTGATGTAAAGTATATGAATGAGTTTCAACAAATACATGTTGATACTTATCTTGCAAACTTTCCTAATACAGTGCATGAATGTAAAGATATTAAAGAAGTCACTGGTAAAAGTATAATGGAAATGACAGGTATTCAAAAATATGAATTAGACATTTTAGATGGTTCACCACCTTGTCCACCTTTCTCTATGGCAGGCTCCAAAAGAGAAGGGTGGAATCAAGAGAAAATGGCATATGGGATGAAACAACAAAACATTGAAGACCTCACATGGGAACAAATAAGAATTGCAGAAGAAATGATGCCTAAAGTTATTGTATGTGAAAATGTAAAAGGTCTATCAATGGATTATGCAAGAGACCATCTAAACAAGATGATAGTAGACTTTGAAAAGATAGGATACTCAGTTACATGGAAGATTATGAAGGGACATGAACATGGAGTTCCTCAAAAGAGAGAACGAGTGTTTATAGTTGCAGTAAGGGATGATGTGTTAGATACAATTGGATTACCTTTTATGTGTCTGAGTGGATTGTTTCCAGAACCAACAAGTCGAAGAGTATCAATTGGAGAAGCAATAGATGACTTAATAGACGATGAAGAAAATCAAAAAGATGCAGAGTATCTAATAGACGCAATGAACGACTCATCTAAATCACATTGGGTAAATGGATTTTGCACACATCCAGACCCAGACCTTGCACATTGTGGGCCATGTAAAGGATTAAATGGTGTTAGAGACCAAATGGATAACAGACCATACATATCAATAGGTGATGATATAGTTAAACCTTGGTTTCAAGAACAAATTAAAAATGGTCATTTAAAACCAGAAGATGAAAAACATTCTTATTATATGTCAAGGATTGTTCCAAAACATCTTCCAGCACATTCTTTAACTGAACAAGGATGTCAACCAAAGTTTATGGGTGGTAATCATTTTCATTACAGTGGTAAGAGAATATACACACCAAAAGAAATGGTCAGACTTATGACATTACCAAATGATTATAAGATGACTGGGGACTATAATGATAAAGGTGCAAGGATAGGATTAATGGTTGCACCATTACAGTTATACTACATAGTAGAGGAGATAAAGAAACAAATCTTAGAACCATGGAAATTATTGCAAACAAAGACTTAGGATTTAAAGAAACATTCGATAAATGGAATGGTAAGTGGTTGGATGAAACTTCTTACGATACTGTTGTATCTTCTATTGGAGTTAAAGATGATATCATAAAAGTATATAAACCGAGTGGTTCATTATTTGATAAACCTATTCTTGCATGTATTGTAAAGAATGCATATACTGGTGATACATATCAACAAGTAAAAGATACTTTATATTCTATAGATGATGTATCAACCATGAGAGCAAATGCAGCTGGGCCAATTGACCCAGAGGAAATGAAAAAACAAGGATTGATAGAAGGTAAAGATTATGTCTTAAGAACACCAAACTCATATTATCCACTTAAAAAGAATGGTGAGTTTAATAGAATTGCATCTGCAAACGCAATACATTCTATCTTAATAGGATATAAAAGAGGTAGATTTACTGGAATGATTGGTGCAAGTGGTTGGATGGAAAAGAAAAAGAATCAACCTAAGTATGAAATACTAAAAAATATTGCAATAGAAAATGAAAAAGCATTAAAGAAGGGTGTTCCAGAAGTATGGAAACTACAAAGAAACTTTGCAGACGAATGTATTGAAGAACAATATCAAATAGGTGGAGCTCCAATTACAGCTCTATCTGCAAATAGATACTCAAGTGAAGGCACTGCAAAAATGTCTGCTCATCTTGATGGAAAGGATTTAGAATTCGGACTAACCACAATGTGTGTTTTTCGAATCGGTAATTTTGGGGGTGCATATCTATGTTTCCCAAGATATGGGATTGCAATTGAAGCTGACGATGGTGATGTTTTGATTGCAGACTCAAATGAATTGCATGGGGTTACTCCAATAACAGGTGATGGAGTCAGATTGTCATGTGTTGCATATTGTGATGAACATGTAGCAACTAAAGGACAAGCTGGTAAATCAGAAAAACCTATTGGGCCACATGCAAGTAAGTATGAAGAAAAGGGAAGTTTAGAATCTTTTCTAGTATGAGGAAATACAAATGAAAAAAATACAATTTGACCTTGAAAGGTCTAAGAAGGAATCCAAACCCTATGATGGTGCTGGTGTGCAATACATCGATAGAAGATTAGTAAATCTTTCAGATATTATATACAACGGCAATGAAAATAGTCTTAAAATTCGTCCATTTACTACTGGAAGAACTAAGGTGAACAATCTAAAAGAATCAATATCACATAGATATGATTACACTAAACCAGTAATGGTTTGTGAATTGGGTCTGGACAATACTCTGTATTTAAAACATGGGTTCAATAGAAGACAATGTTATGAAGAACTAAATCAATCTAAAGTAATTGTTGATGTAGTTCAGTTTGATTTAGATTCTGAATCTATGATTCGTGAATGCGAATGTTGGGGCCCTTGCACATGGAATGGTTTCAAAGGTTAGAATCTTTCCTTTTCTAAATGCTATAAATATAAATGAATTCCATTGTGGAGTTCAAATTCATAAACTATAGGAGTTTTATATGAAAAAAAGCAATGCATTCGCACAAATCGGTGCGATGAAAGGTATCGTCAAAATCACTGACATCATAGATATTATCTTAAAAATAGATAATTTCAAGTCTGATACTATTTCAAAACTAACAAAGGCAAAACCATACGAAGGTGAAAATCTCGTATCATTGTCTGATATCTATGTTGACTTAGACTATCAACGCAAACTAAAAATCCAAACTATTTTAACTCGTTTACTAGATTATGGTGGATTTGATAAATCAGTAGCAGGTCACATTGACCTTGCAGTAAGACCAGATAAAAGAAAATTTGTCTGGGATGGATTTCATAGAACTATAAAGGCTGGTATTGCTGGTCTTAGTGAAATTCAAGCATCATTTTTTGAACATGATAGAAATATGTCAGATGATGAATGTAAAAAAGCAGAAGCAAAAAAATTCAAAGTTAGGAATGCAGATTCTACAAAAATGCAGCCTGATGAAATTTTTAAAGCATCTGTAGTCTTTAGAGACCCAATTGCATTACAACAGTTGGAAGTTTTAAAGAAGTGTAAAATAGATGTAGCTGGAACTAATGATGATACAGATGCATATTCTTTAGGTGGTTTTGGTGTTTTTAATAAACATTGGAATAGTGTAGGTGAAAGATTCCTTTTGGAAGCTTCAAATATAATTAGAAGTGCATATAGTTCAAAAACCATATCAGTTTATTTACTGTTTGGGTTTGCGTTATTATTAGAAAAAAATGACAGTGAACTAAATGACAGCACAGTATCAGTATTTACTATTGGTGAAAAATTTAAAAAAATGATTCTAGATGCAAAAGGTAATGAAATTCCTCAAAAAACTTTTTCAACAAATGTTTTAAAACATCAAACTATTCCATCTGTTAGTAGAAACCTACTTAGAATGGGATTAGAAAAAGTCTATAATGACAATGGAAAAGAAGTAGAAAAACTAATTAAGTCTTTTGGAATTGACGATGAGGAGTTGTTCGAAGACGAATGATAACTTTAATTGGTGGAATACCATGTAGTGGAAAGTCAACCCTCATGAGAGGGTTGCTTTCTCATTTACCTAAACCAAAACTAATAGAACCTATGCCATTGTTCAAATGTCAAGAACATGATGACATATTAGTTCTTGGACAGTATCCAGAAGGAGAAACTTTTGGTGGCACTGATAAACTATCTCATGGTTCTATACCAAAGTTTAGAGAGTTTATAACTATGGTTCAACCCAAATATAAACACATTTTAATTGAAGGAGATAGATATTTTAGAGGACAAGACATTGAATGGTTAGTTGATAACTACAATGCAAATGTATATGTTCTTACATGTGATTTTGAAATAGAAGAACAAAGACACAAAGACCGAGGAGATACCCAGTCCGAAGTTTGGCTTAAAGGTAGGAGAAGTCAGATAAATAATATCTTGACGAATATGAATCTTATGGGTAAAATAGAAGTAATAAAAAATAATTCAAACGAAGATAGAAGAAATTTAGAGTATAGAATATATGAATCCCTTTGATTTTGTAACTGCAATAACCTTTTCTAAAAAAGATATCATGGTAGATGATGTTGCAGAAAAGTCATATTCACCATTCTTGACTAATAAGTCTCTATCTTATCATCAAGATTGTATCATGTATGTTAACGAAATGAACTCTAGAAAGCACCTAGATTCGTCTCTACAATTCCATTATTTCCTAAATACTTTAAGAAAAAGAAAAAGGTTTGCTAAATGGAACAAACCTAGAGTGTTGGAAGATATGAAAGTCATCCAAACTTATTATGAATGTTCTATGAGTAAAGCAGAAGAATACTATAAGATTCTTACTGCAAAGGAAATAGGAATTATGAAAGAGAGAATGAAAACAGGTGGGAGAAAGTAATGAGCTATGACCTCTCCAATATGGTAGAGGTAGAGTTGAAACAACAGGATGATTTTCTAAAAGTAAAGGAAACACTAACTCGAATAGGAGTTGCATCTCGTAAAGAAAAAATACTTTACCAATCTTGCCACATATTACACAAAAGAGGTAGATACTACCTTGTCCACTTTAAAGAATTGTTTTTACTTGATGGTAAAGATAGTTCTTTTGTCGAATCTGATATAGGTAGAAGAAATGCAATTGCAAAACTTCTAGAAGAATGGGGATTGCTCAAAGTTATATCTAACAACCATCAAGACCCAATTGCACCGATGAGTCAGATTAAAGTTCTTCCACATAGGGAGAAAAATGAATGGGATTTAGTTCCAAAATACAACATAGGAGTAGTTAACAAGTAATGTTTCAAATGTTAATGACAGTATTCAGATTACTTTTAAAGATACCATATGTTAAAAACCATCCCAAGGTATTAAAACTTGATAGGTATCTAGAAGATAAAATAGGTCTTGATTTAATCAAACAAGAAAAGAAGTGGTTTGAGAAACATCCACTTTTAGAAGAGCGTATTAAAGCACTAGAAGAAGACCTAGACGATTTATACTTGGATAGAAATCAAAGTAGAAAAAAACAGAATTCTAATTAGTAATTTTTTTGACGATTTTATTAAGTCTTCCAGATTTCATTAAAGAATGAAATTTCATCCATATTGACCTATTATCGGTAGGGTCAGTAAATAAAACATACCAACCAACGATTCCAAATGGTAAAGACAATAATATAAGTATAGCGAATATATCAATCATACATATATTTAGACACGCAATTGGCATACATTTGTAACAATTAAGACACATTTCAATTCTTATAAATACATACACTATGCCAGTAAAGTATAAACCAACTCAATCAGTAGTGCAAAGAGGTAGCAAAAAAGTTACCACTACACATTACTATATGAAAACTCAATCATTGAAAGAGTTATTAGAATGTTATAATAATGACAACACTAAACCAAAACTCAGACAAAAAGTAAAGAATGAGTTGATTAGACGACAAAAGAGTGGGAAACTTAATATAGTTACAAGAGATACTTCTGGTAATATATCTGAGTTCAAATAGGGAGTATTATAAATGGATATTAATTTCATTAAAGAATACCTTAAAGAGAGACTAGGAGAGTTATCATCTTTAGATGGTGCTGTTATAGTCGGAATATCATTAGGAGCAATCTTACTTGCACCAATAGTCAAGTATCTTGCTTGGGCAGGACTTGTATATGGAGCCTATCGTATATTCAAAGCCGACAGTTAATGTCGAATTAACTGATTCTGCTATTTCTAAGTTATTAGAAAGGACAGCAGAAAAAGGCATGTCTGCAATCAGACTAGGAATCACTGGTGGTGGTTGTGGTGGATATGAATACATATTTGACTACAACACTACCTCTGAACCTAACGACCAAATATTAGATTTTGGTAAATTCACCATACATATTGATGCAACATCAATACCCTACCTTAATAACATGACACTGGACTATGTTAAGTCTGGAATAAACGAGGAATTTAAGTTTATCAACCCAAATGTTGAAGCAACATGTGGTTGTGGTGTTTCTATGTCATTTTAAGGTCTCTCCTCTTATAAATACTTACGAACAGGAGAGATTATGTCTATATTAGATTTTTTGAGTGAAGTGGGTGTACCTATATTTGGTGCAGTCGTAATGGCATTTTTTATCTTTCTGAGCATGAAGTATATCTTTGATTCTGTAATTTCACAGATTAAGAGTACTGAAAATATTATAAAGATGTTGGAAACTCGGGCTTCGGTCATGAATAACGACATATTAAAAATCGATTTGTTAGTAAGTAGTGCATTAGAATTAACCCCACCTATTGATAGAGTGGCAAGAGCAGAAAACTTTGTAGAGGATGGCAAAATCGATGCAAGAAGAGACTGATGGACAAAATTGCACAAGTAATAGCAGAGTTCGGATTTCCAGTTGCAATGGCACTTGGGATGGGTTACTTTATTTACTATACTTGGAAATTCATAACTGACGAAGTTAAACCATCATTAGGTCGTATGTTTGCAAGTTCAATCAAACTTACAGACCAGCTAAGAATGTTAGACCAAGATATGATTAGACTACAGCAAAAAATTAATGTGGTTCTAGAATATCGTGAGAGACAAAAACTAATTGAAGACCAAAATAATATATTGGCATTAGAAGAACAGGCGAGAAATGAAAATAAAAAAGATTTTTACAAGGGATAACCTAGAAATATCAACTTTAATAGGTATTTTCTTAATATCTGTATTAGCATTGACACCAAATGTAAATGCAGACGAAATTAAACACAAATTTAAAAACCCTAGCTTTAGTGGAATAGGGACTGCATCTCATTATCTTACAGTGGAGAACCAAGAGTTCTCGCGTAAAAAAGAAATTGAAGATGCACTTGCAGCTGCAAAGAAAGCTGCAGAAAGAGAAGCAGATAATACAACGCTTGCTAAATTTATTAGAAATTTGGAAAGTAGAATTTATGCTCAAATGGCAAAACAGCTAGTCGAAAGTATGTTTTCAAATGATGAAGGAGTAAGATTTGGTTCATTTGTTTTAGAAGGTTCGACAGTTACATATGAAGTTATTACTAACGCAGATGGTTCAGAGTTTATCAGAATGACTATTGTTGCAGAAGATGGTTCATCAACAGTCATAGAGATACCTATCGGTACAGGATACTTCGGAGGCGATGGGTCAGATGGTTCTGGAGATGGGGGATAAGGATGAAATGGTTTCTTATATTAACCCTCTCAGTACTTACAGGATGTGCATCATTTCCTAAGTGGTCAGAAAACCCAGCGGATTGTGCATATGAAACTGGTAAGTATAGTGAAGGTTGGAAGAAAGATGTTGTTACAGGTGTTGCAAAAGCATGGACACGAAAGTATATTTGTGTCGAATCACCTCATGCAATTAGACTTCCAGCTTACATAGATTTATTAAATCTACCACCAGCAAAAGAAAAACCCATTGTAGCAGTTTATGCTTTTAGTGATTTAACAGGTCAAAGAAAACAATTAGATTCTTATGCATCTTTTTCTACAGCAGTGACTCAAGGGTCTAGTGCAATGTTGATAGATGCATTAAAAAGTGCTGGTGAAGGTACATGGTTCAGAGTTGTTGAAAGAACAGGTCTAGACCATTTGGTTCGTGAAAGGCAGATTATTCGTTCTGCAAGAAACGATTTTGCAGAAGCAAAAGGTGAAGAACCAGTAGGAATTGCTCCGCTCTTATTCGCAGGAATGATTATAGAGGGTGGAATTATTGGGTATGATACAAATCTTAAAACAGGTGGACGAGGCGCACGAACACTTGGAATAGGATTTAGTAAGCAGTATCGTCAAGATGCTGTAACTGTCTCTATTAGAGCTATTTCAGTTTTAACAGGGGAAGTTTTATTAAATGTCCAGACTCGAAAAACAATATTGAGTTATGGTTCTGGAGGCGATGTGTTTAGATTCATCGAAGAAGGAACTCAACTAGTGGAAATCGAGGATGGAGTGGGAAATAATGAGTCAGTGACATATGCAACACGAAGTGCTATCGAAGCAGGAGTGTTGGAATTAATTTACCAAGGTCACGATAGGGGCTATTGGATAATAGAAGAGGGTCATCGACATCCTCATCAAGTTGGTGGAGTCAACGAACTACATGAGTGGTACGATGAAGTCAGTGAGATTACAGGAAACGATGATAAACCTCTCGAAGGGGAAATAAATGAATAAGAAACTTTTAAGTTTAATCTTTTTAGGATTTTTGTCGACCAATATTCATTATTTACATGCAGACGATAACGAAATTAGGATAGACCAGAGTGGTGACACGCTTACTTTATTAATTGACCAAGTTGGTTTTGGGAATACTATATCTCAAACTAATGGTGGTTCTGATAAAATGGTTATCACAGGTACTACGCTAAATTTCAATATTGACCAAATCGGAAACAGCAATAAAATATTTGGGCCAGTGATTGCAGATACAAGTACATATTTGTATTCTACAACTGGTGATTCAAATATTATGGATTGGAATATAGGAGCATCTGGTTCATCCGATGATTCTAATTACAATATAGTTGTGACTGGTGACTCAAATACATGGGATTTAGACCAAGGATACTCATTTAGTGCAGAAAGACTAGACCTAGATGCTGTAGTTATTGGTAACTCCAATGTATTTGATTTGGATTTTGAGTCTAATGATAATACATGGAACTGGTCTGTAACTGGTGGTTCGAACAACATCAATACTTTACAGAAAGATGGTAGTCAGACTATGACAGTTGAATGGGTCGGAGATAGTGGTGATGTTGACATAAATCAAGTGAGTGGAACATGTGTAGGTGGTTCTGGTAATGGGTGTCAATCACCTAATGCAACCATTGTTTTAGATGTGAATTCTGATAATGCAACAGTACAAATCAATCAAAAAGATTCTGCTAACGACAGTTAGTCTATTGACTTTTATGGGGTCGGTTCAAGCTGACTCCATAGGAGATATAGTAGAATCCACAGGAGTTGGTGGAATTGTACGAAATAATGAAACGATATCTAATGAAGTAGGTTCAGACATACTTTTATATGATGAAGCAAGGACTGTTAATGGTCGAATGTTAATTGAGTTCTTAGACAAAGAAGAACTTGCACTAACAGAACATACCAAAGTCTATATTGATGAAGTTTATTATGACCCTAACCCATCATTGTCTAAAATGTCAATTAGGATGGCACAGGGTACAGCAAGATTTGCATCTGGTAATGGAAAGAAAATTAACAAGGCAAATATTGCAATTACAACGCCCACAGCACAGATTGCTATAAATGGGACAGATTTTACAACTACAATTGATGAACTTGGAAGGTCACTTGTAGTTTTGCTACCAGATGATGATGGTGATGCATCTGGAGAAATAGTAGTTAGTAATGAAGGTGGTGAGATGGTTTTAAATGAACCATATCAAGCAACAATGGTTTCTAGTTTAGAAACACCACCAACAAATAAAGTAGTTATTAACAATATTACACCATCAATGATTAACAATATGTTTATCGTTAATCCACCTCAAGAGGTGAAACAGGCAATCCAAGAACAAGTACAAGATGACCTTGATGATGATAAAGGTGTTCTTGATGTAGATTTTCTAGAGTTTAACGAACTAGAAAAAGATATAGATGACTATGCAGAAGAAGGTGATGAATATACATCTTTAGATATAGATGCATTGAATGTAGAATTCTTAACAGATGTATTAGATGTAGTAGAAGCACTTAATAAGAGAATAAAGGGTTCTTCTAGTGGGAGTGCATCTGGACAGATAGGTGCATTTAGAGTTGATGGTGCAGTTCAAGGATTAAACCAAGACTCACAGTACAATGTCTTTATTGAAGATGAGAAGTTAATTTTCTTTAGAGATGTAAATGGAGTTATTGAGATTGCATTTGGGGATGGTGCAAATGTATATTTTGAAACAATAGTAGAAGGTTACGAAGGTATAATTACAATAGGAGATGGGGATGATTCGACAATTATTATTAATCAGTCTAATTAGTGTAAGTATGTCTGCAAATGCAGGCCCAACAGATGACAATCATGTTCATGTTGAACAAGTTAATGGTGGTGATGACTTTTCTCTTACAATAGCACAAATTGGTTGGGGAAATAAAATTGAATTTTCAACAGACCATTCTGGTAACATTTTTAATCTATCTCAAACTGGAAATGATAACTATATTGGATGGGTATCTTATTGGGGTTCTGGAAAAGCATGGGGTGGTGATGTTGATGGAACAAACAACAATGAAGCAGTAATACAAATTGGTGGTGCAACATATGGTAGACATATATGGGGTAACAGTAATGATGTAGATGTATATCAAAATGGAACACATACATTCAACTTAGATATCCATGCAGATTCTACAGAGGTAGATTTATGGCAAGAAGGAACAGGTAGTCACTATGCACATTCATATTTCTATGGTTCAGCAGATGGTTCAGAGGTTGACCTTTTGCAAAAAGATGGTGCAAATCATAATGCACAAATTAGACTTCAAGGTAATCAACCTACAACATTAAACTTGATACAACAAGGTGATACTAATCAAACTTATAACTTAACTCAAAATTGTTATACTGCTGGTGGATGTACTGTAAGCGTGACCCAAGGAAACTAGGAGTTATTTTGAGTGTCAAAAAGAGAATTTTCAACTACAGTAAGAATGCCTTATCAAGA